TTTCTTGAATTATATGTTGAAATGAATTCAGGTACAATACCCAATATTTGATAAATCTCTTTACAGATAAAACTATTAAACCTCATCAACGTTTGTACTGTATTGATATTGTTAGAGTTCAAAAGAGGTTCCTCTATAATAACTCTAACAATACCTAAATTTTTATACTCATTAAGTTTAGTTTTAAAAATATCTGCTTTAAGTAATAGTTCTTTAATCTTACTTTCTTCAGGGTTTTCTTTAGTCTTAGGTCTCGGTGAAATATGTGTCAATTCCAATAATTCCTTACTTTGTATGTCAAAAAGTGCCCATCCGATAGTTCTTGTTGAAACATCGAGTCCAAGTACTTTAGGACTCTCTTTTAAAGTTCTACTCATATGTTTAGAAATCAAATTTTATCAAAAACTGTTGAATACCCTGTCTTGGTACAGGTGACTGCAGTTTTGATATAATCATAAGGTCTTTATTTGAATCGTAAAGACCAATTTCTGTTATATATGGTGGAACACCTAAAGACCACCCAGGGTTTGAACTTTTTTGGAATTCAGCATCCCCCAAGTTAATTTTATATTTCATTTCGTAGATAGTTGCTTGGATATCCGTTTCAACCAAACCATAAAAATAAAACTCGTCACCAAAATTAAGTTGTTGACCTGTGTTACCATTACTTGTTAAATCAATGTAATCACTTAAATCATAGGTCGGAGCCGCGTCATACAAATCTTTAGTTATTACAAAAGTGGTATTTAATAAACCATCAGAAGTTATTAAACCATTTATTGTGGTTGCTGACAAATAATCGGTGTAATCAATAATTTTCCATTCTGTTGGGTCAGGTCTTTGATTACCAATAACTTTTTGACAAATAATTTCAAATCTTTCCGCAAAATAACCTGTGGTTACATCACATAAATCAGGACAAAGTGTTGTCGTTGTGGTAACGTATGGACTAGTTGTTGTGGTAGTTGTCGATGGGTTATATTGTTTATAATTTAAACAAGCAAAATCACCACCAAATCTTACACTCACGTTTTGAGAACCAATATCTACACAATTAATATTCGGACCTAATATTTTAGTATAATAATTACAATGTAATGAATTAGTGAATGACATTTCATTAGTGAATCTGTAAGTAACATACATATACTCACCTGTACCCGTTAAAACCCCTTCACTTGATTGGTTTACAGGTCCACAAGTGTTTGGTGTTGTTAATGATAATTTAGGTGCGGGTAATGTCCAATTTCGATTTGATTTATAAGATAACGCCGCAACAATTTCCTCATCATCAAATACCACAATTTTATGGTCAGGAAATACTTTACCAACCCTACTTGGTAAACCACTTGGTGTTGGGTGATTATCCCACAAATGATAATACCTAATACCAGGCTTATTCATATCAACGTTTTTCTTTGACTGAATATATCCAACTTGTAATAAATTAAAGTTTTCAAAACCTGGAGGGTCAACCCAAAATGTTTGCCCTTGACAACAATCAGGATTTTTGTGCCACATCAATGTTGGTATACTGATTCTAAAATTTCTAGCTTGACCTAGAGTATCTTCAGGTAATGTGTCATCTAAAGGTTCTAATGCAAATTTTTCACCATAATAAAAATCAATTGTTTGATTAGTATAATGAACAATAGCTATCGCCTTTTGTTCTTCAGGTTCAACCTTAACAATCTCACCAAATGAATTATTATAATATGTATCGGTAGTTTCAGCACTATAGGTGTTATCAATAAAAAATGTTTGACCTGAATTTGATTGATATCCAAGATACTCTTTAGTCCCCATATACTGAACCGAACCAAAATTAGAGAATCCTTTATAAAAAACATCATCTAATCCCGCCAAATCTTCAGACCATGGAATATTCATATTCCATATTTTAACATCAATCTCATCACTATTACATAATGATTCAAAGTTAATTACATCAGTATTATAATGGTTTAATGGTGTTATACTATCATATAATCCTGTCATACTTGATGGGTACACTAAAGTTCTTGCAAAGCAAGGCCCCATTAAATCAGTAAAGTCAGGTGTTGGTCTATCTAAAGTTATAACATTATTACATACATCCAAAATTCTATAAGTTAAAATAGGATAACAACTAAATAACCCCATAACACACACTGTTTCAGGTGTTGCGGGTGTTGGTGTTGGGAATGTAGGTGTTGGCGTAGGTGTCGGAGTCTCACATGGTAATGTTTCAGTAGGTGTTGGCGTACTTGTTGGTGTTTCAGTAGGTGTTGGCGTAGGTGTTGGTGTTAATCCATTACAATTACAATCATGTTTTGCTCTACCATCAAAATAAATTGTTATAAAATCACCAATTTGTGGTAATCTAGCGATTGATGTGTTACACCCTGAATATACAACATTAATAACACTACCACCACTAACTGTCGACATATCAACCATATAGTTAGAATTAATAACATGTTTGTTATCTGTAAATGCACTCCAATATGTAAAATCATTTGTCGTTATACCTGTAAAAAACCCTCTTGGCGCTGCTCTATTATATACCGCAGTTGATATTGAATCCATATATGGGATTCCATATGTGTTACCTGAAGACTCATCCACGTAATATGGGTATTTAACGTTTTGTTTGTTTGATTCAGGGACACCACTTGAGTTTTGTGCATTAAATGATGGTTCTAATATCATGGTATTAGATTGATTATATGATGCGGGTAAAACATTATACGATACTTCACTATCACCAATTTGGAAATATGAAATATTAAACTTACCTTGAGACAATTTTTCTCTAGCAGTATCCGTTAACCTACTGTTAATTAATGCCGATGTATTTTTTAATATATAACTCATTTTATTTTTTTTTTCATTTTTTTAATCACTCATAAAGTGAACCAACACCCTGTACATTACAACATTGACAACCACTTAAAGACACATTATTAGTGAAACCATTATAGAAAAGAATAGTTGCTTGACAACAAGGTGAGATACCTGTTGAAGTTGCACCATATTTTAAAGGTCCAGGACCTCCGTTGTATTCTTCATTATCACCGTCAAATACAGGTGTTGGTGTTGGTTCAGGAGTTATTTCAAATTCAGATATACCAACAGGTGGTGGTGGGTTATTACATGTTTTAGTGTAACTTATTACTGTCGTAATTGAATAAACGTCATTAGTTTGGTATGTTAATGACTCATAAGTATGGACATAATATGTGTTGTAAGTTAAATACGAAGAACAAGGATATGAATTATACGAACCAACATTATCATACGAATTATTAACGTATGTTGTTATTGGTGTACCGTTTTTAATAACCGTAGTTGTAAAAGAACCACTTGCCGAATTTATATATGGAGTCCTAGTAAATAAACCTTGTAACTGTAAGTCAAAATTCAATGTAACACCAGCAGGTAGTGATGGAAAAACACTAATTGTTGTTGTTGTTTGAATTGAGGTACTTGATAGATTTACACTTTGCGAGTTTATTGTTACTGAATATGTTGTTATTGGGACACTAGGAAATAATATCGTATTATTAACAGGTGGCGTAAATATAGTGTCGGTAGAATCTTTAACTTTAACCGAATATGTTACATCAGGACATAACTCTTGGAATACACTGTTTGATGACCATGTTAGTCCCCCATCAATTGAATATTGATATGGAGGTACTCCACCCGCACCTACTAAATTAATACTACCATCACAACTTGTACATGTCGTTGGATTAGAACTAACATTTAATGATAAATTTTCAACGTTTTGACATTCACCTTGAGTCACAGTCACATCACCTTTTTTACCTAATATTTTCCAATTATTTAGTGGTGGGTAAGCTGGGTTAGTACTAAGAACTGTCTGACCATAATTATTTAATTGCCATACGTTATCATTAACATTCCATGTTATTGTGTAATTATCATCATCGGAAATCCAACTTTGGTAACCACCTGATAACCCATTAGGTGTAAAATGAATACTATCAGTTGTGGTCGAACCATTTTGATTTAAATAACTAATAACCATACATAACTCATATGTTGGTTGTGGAGTTGTAGATGTTGTTGTAGTTGTTGTTTGTGCCGATGCGGTTAATTTACAAGTCGTATTTGCGGTAAAATCACCATAATAATCAGTTACGGTTACAGGATATGAACCAACAGATAAATTGGTTATTGTAAATGTTGTATTACCATTATCCCACAATATATTATAAGGCGGTATACCACCTGTAACTATTAATGATGCAACACCATCGGATGTCGTCGCACTAGTTGGATTTGTGGTTTGACATGCAATTCCAAGTGGAAATATCGTTATAGGTTGACACTCATTATATTCAATCATTATTACAGTTTTTTATATAAATAATCCGTTATTCTGTTTTTTATTAATTAATGACTTCATAACTTCAATATATTTTATGGTTGAACTTTGTTTATCAACATAATCAAAAAAATCGGAGTTTTCTTCCAATTTAATTAGTGGGTTTACTACGATATAATCACCTTTAAAAAATTTGGTATTTTTTAAGTCTTGGGTAACACCTGCCATATGTAATATAGGTCTTGTTTCATAAACATTAATAGTGTCTGTAGCCCAAGAAAAATTAAGTTCATCAGTTATTTTAGTTTCAATACCATAATACCATAGATTCCACAACAATGACCACATTTCTGCAGTCCAAAATTGTATCTCACCAGGATTTATTGGAAACCTCTTTTGATAATCTAACATTTGGTCATATAATGGTGCACAATTCACATAAATTTTAGACCAAATTTCAGCATTTGTGTTTTTTATAATATATTGACCACCACCTGAGTTTTCTTGATTAGATTTAATCGTTTCAACATCAATTCCAACAACATCTGCCATTTCACTCAATAATTGACCTTTTTCTGAATTGGGGTGTTGTTTTTCATATCTTTCACAACAATCCATTATATACCTATAACCAATATAACCTATAGTATCAGAAAGATAACTTATATCATCATCCATTAATTTTTCGAAATCAGGCAATTCTCTAAAAATGATATCAGCATCATGTAAAAAAAATGCTTGACCATATTCAGGAAATTCTTCTAACCATTTATAAATTAAAAATGGTTTTATATTAGGTATATAATGTTTTTGAACTCTTTCATCCAAATAATGATGTACATTTATACCATACTCTTTTAATTTTAAAGATTCATCACTTGGTGTTTTTTTACCATGAACCATAGCAAAAATAACATGAATATCATTTGGGTTAATACCTTTTTCTATAAAATTGTGAACATATACCTCAACTTGCCAATGAAAATATGGAACATCAGGTTGTGCGGTCACAAAGACTAAATTTTTCATCATATCTAAAATATAATTTATAAATTTGTCTAATAAATAATTGTTTAATTCTTATACTTAAATTCAAGGATAAGTAACTTGTACAAATTCTGTAAAAGTTGATTGTTCAAATGTTTCACCCATAATTAATACCATAACATTTTGTATACAACACATAAATTGAGCTGTCATTGTTTGATATTCTTCAGCAATGGTTAAATCAAATGTACCATCACCATAATCAACATTATAATTAACACTTATTGACCCACCTGTTAAAAGTGGCACCGTTACACTTTCAGTTTGAATCCCTGTTAATGGTTCACATATCATCATATTCCAAAATCTTTTGTATTGTGTTAGGTAATCAATATAACAACCTTGCCAAAAATCGGTATATATTTTTTCATCATACACATCATTACAAGTTTCACCCGAAGTACATGGTGTTGCCGATTTAATGTACTCGTTAAACACTTTAATAAACGCATTTTGTGTTTGGGTTGACGTTGTAACCATAAAATCTTCCCAAACCGTACAATCAACTTCAGTTGTTCCTGAACCAATAATATTGTAGTTAGTATAATCACATATATCGTAAAAAAAAGCCATATTTTATATTTTACATTTTATATTTAAAAATTTGATAAAGAGGTATATGGAATGATGCCCAAGTAAATGGTTTCAACGCCAAAGTCATTTGGTTCAAAACCTTTAAATAAGCATCTCGTTGAGCTCTTTGTGTTGCACCACAAAAGTTAGCATCAGGAAATCCAGGTATTATTGTACCATCAACAACCCAAGTATTAGTTGTAGGGTCCCAAGTATAAAATTCACCATCATCAATCACAAAACAAAAAGTACCAAAACTAGATGTTAGAGGTAAATCACCATAAGATTGAACTTCAGTTAAGTAGTTTATTTCAAAATCGTACTGAGGTCCAACTAAACCTTCTTCTTCAAATATTTTTTTACAACTACAACCTTTTAATATATTATATTGAACCCAACCAATATTATCAGGACCATCATTAAAATAATCACCTTCATATCTTGTTGGTGGTAAAACAACAGGAAGATTATTAGCCTCAGTAATTCTACCTGTAACTATGTAATAGTTATAGTCACTCTGATATTTGTAGTAAGCATCTCTAAGTTCTCTAAACTCAGAACCAACAACATCACCAATTTCACATTGTAAATAATTAGGTAGCTCTGTACATCTATCAGGTATAATACTTAAATTATTTAAATAATCGGAACCGAAAAAATCTAATTTATTTGGATAAATTACTTTAGTCTCAGTTGTTTCACAATACTCTTCAGTTATTTCACAAGAAATTGGTGTGAATTCAGGCGTATAACAACCCGTACATGATTGACACGAAATATCGTAATAAATCTTCATGTTAATCACAACACCCGCATCGTTAAATGAAACTTCAGATTCACAGTCGGTAGTTATTGTCATTAAATTTTTACTAATATTAAATGTTACCCCTGATATCCCATCATACGTCATAATAATCTCTTCAATAACATTAGTCCATTCTTCAATAGTCGGATATTCGGTTAAAGTATTACCTGTAAAAAAACTATCTGTTTTAGTTACACCACTAATTGTTACTACCGCTTCAAAAATTGCTTCATTTAATACACAATTAGTATTACCTGTATTTAAGTCATAAAACCCTTCAAGTAACATTTGTTTAGGTCCTTTAGTGAGTAACATACCTGTATTAGTTAAATCAGACTCACACACACTATATATCTGATAAGATTCTTGTATCGTATTACCATCAACAACAACAGTTCGTATTTTAATACATCCATTATCATCTGTTATTTTTAAAGTGTAAGTCCCCGCAGATAAACTATTAACGTCAAACCCCGTTTGACCATTAACGTTTTCCGACCACTCTAACGTAAATGGTGGTTCACCGTTTGTAACATAAGCACTAATAGTACCATTAGTTCCGTTTGTTGAATCGGTCGATACCATAACAAAATCAACACCACTTGACGCATCAATTAAAAATTGAATATCTTGACTACAACCTGTCCCATCTGTAACATTAACTGTGTGGGGCCCTGAAGTCAAATTAGTAAAGGTCGCTGAACTAAATGCTACTGATACCGTCAATTCATCATCCAAAACATACGTATAGATTGGAGTACTTCCTGATACAGAAATAGTTACCGACCCATCATTAAGACCACAAGTAGTCCCCGTAGTAGTTGCCGACAATTCAAATAATACCGTATTATTAATTACAATTTCTGTGGTATAAACACATTCACCACCATCTTGGATAGTTAACGTGTAAGTCCCTGATGTTAAATTTTCAAATGACCAATTAGTACTATTTGTTGTTTGCGTTGTAGTACTACCTCCTATTTTACTTAGTGTGTAAATATATGGTTGTGTACCACCAAACAAGTTGATACTAATTGACCCTCCATCATTACTACATGTAGAGTTTGTTGATGTAACCGACACAACCGAAAAACTACCAGGTGTGGTTAAATATACCGAGGTAATTGCGTTACATAATCCCGCATCAGTTACTTTAATATCAAATAACCCTGAACCTAAATTCGTAAACGTGTAATTAGTATCAAAAGATGGACCGTTATTTGTTGCCGTTGACCCTGAATAGTAGTAAGGTGCGGTTCCTCCTGATATATAAACTGTTACCTCACCATTTGACTCAAAACAAGATGGTCCATCGGTAAAGACTGTAACTATACCAACAGGTGGTACGACTTGTACAGTTGCCGTTTTGGTGACAACACATCCTGAACTATCGGTAACTGTAACAAAATACGACCCAGCCGATAAATTAGTAATACTACTTGTTGTTGCGCCATTAGACCATAAGTACGTAAATGGTGGTGTACCTATAATATCGTTCACAAATATTTTACCTGAGTTTACCGCACATCCCGCATCATTTACAACATACAAGGTATAATCTAAGTTTGTCGAATCTAAGATAATAACGGTTTCTGACTGACCAGTACAACCACCTCCATCATCACCAATAACATAATACGTACTAGCCGATAAATTTTGGAACGTATAATTATCAAATTCTGTTGATGCTGATGTTACATAACCATATACCGAATCATATAAATAAAATTTGGCTTCAGGTCCATATAAAGTACTTGTTTTAGCAACAATTGACCCATTGTCTTGATTACATAACGTATTTTCACTATTAATTATAGATACACACGTCCCATTAGAAATATAAGCGTTAATTGCGATTACATTGTTGGGTTCACAACTGTCAATAAGATTAAATGTGTATGTGTCTGAAGGTAAATCGGTTAAAGTATAACCTGTAACACCAGGACCTAACGCAACAGTACCTAACCCCGATGGGTTAATCCATTGAATGGTGTAATCAGGTGCGGTACCAAAAATTTCTAACGAAAACGCACCCGTTTCATTATTTGAACAATCACCTGTTAATGATAAACTATATGATAAACTACAAGCCATTAATTACATAAAATATTGAAATTTATTCCGACATTAATTTTTATATTCACACCCTCGTCATTTTCAGAACAAATACTATTATAAATAATCACGGTATCATTTTCTGTTATTGTTGAGTCGTACCCATATTCCATTAACTTTTCTAATGCTTGATTTAACGATAATAACCAAGCGGTATTTGTGGTTGGGTAACTCACAATCGGAGTTGTTAATCCAACACCCGTGAAAAAAGGTATTTTTATAATCATAACATCGTTAAGTCTAATATCAATAAACCATTCACTATTTAATGTGTTTATTAAACAGTCGTTTAATGCGTAACCATTTGATGCTAAATATTGATTTAACAAGAACCCTAAAATACCACTATATTGTTGTATTTGAGGACTTGTTTCCCAAGGATAAATTGGACACTCAGTCGATTGTGTTGGACAATCTATAGGGAATATTGTTGTTGTTAATTCACATGGTTTACATGGTACAGGAACGATATCACAACCTCTCTGTCTTCTCCATGAAAACTTTTGTCTATGAAATATTGAGTTTTCATATTTAACACCTGTGTTCCATATTGTCGATGCTGGTATCATTTGTTCAACCAACCTTATCCAATAATTACCCATACCGTTCACATACTCAATCATTTTGTCGTATGAGAAATTGGAATTCTCTACACCAATATTTTTTTGAGTTTCGAGGTATTTGAAATAAATTGAACTTAGTGTTGGGTAACCAACGTTTTTACTACCACCAAATTGTCTATCCCTAACGTTAATCATATTCACCCAAAAATTCTGAGCAAACTCAAAAAACGTTTGTGTTTTTGGTTGAGGGTTTATTTCAGTCCAATCAACACCACCTTTACTCGGATAAATGTCTTTAGGTACAATATTGTAGAACTGTGTTGGTAATATTGTATCAGTAGGTGTTGTGTTAAAAACAGGGTTCACCGCGACCCCATAAGTGATATTATCAGGTGTGATTTTAATGTCACTAAAAGTACTAGTTAAGTTAAGATTAGAGAACGTGTCAGGTAGTGTGACTTCAGTACTACCTGATGTCGCACCTGAAGGTATTATGATACTATCAATAATTTCAATATTATTACCTACACTTACACCTAATGTATTTTTAAAATTAATAGTGACCTCAAATACACTTGGGATATTAATTGTAGCGTCATATGTCGCAACAACTGAACCCGACTTATAATTAGCATTTAAATTAAATGTTAATGTTGTTTGAGGTATAAAATTCATACCTTGGTTTGGTATTGGGAAATTATACTCTCGTGACATATACCATATGTCATACGCAATACCTTGACCAGGATTTAAAAATAAATCAATGTTTTTAACATTTAACACTAATTTTTCATCACTAACATAATATTTTGCATTGTATTTACCATCAAGATTAGTTCTTAACCCAACCTCATCATTGGTCCAACTTTTGTTATTATCAACAACTTGTTTTAATTTAAAACCAAGGTCCATATAAGGAAAATTACGGAATCGGTCTAAATAATCTTGACCGTAAGAATATGGTTCTAATGTCGTTTGTACATTAGTGTTAGTACCTGAAAAAGTACTCCCTGATGTATCAACTTTTTCCAACGCTCTATGTTCAGGTGTTTGTTCAAACCATCCACTACCTTTTTGGAAATAGTAATCACTACTATTTTCAGGTGCCGATGGATAACCAAGTTCATCTATAGGATAATCTTCAATTGTTGTATCAACATCTATAGTTTCGTTTTGAGTGGTAAATCCTGTATAAGTAACCCCTAGTATACTAAATGTATATGTTGGGTCTAACACAGGTGTATCAATTACATAAGTACCACCCGAAATTGACGCAAACTCAGAATTAAATTGCCCTAAATTAATTTTTTGGTCCGCTAAATAAACATGTTCATTAAATTCAATCAACGCTTGTGGAGCACCAATTAACGCCATTAACGTCTCAACTGATTTTCTTGTTCCTTTTGATTTAAACAAATATGCGGAATTTAAGACAACATTCCTATAAAATTGGTAATTTAATTCGTCAGGAGTTAAAACATTATCAACACCACTAAACGCTGATTTTTCAGAATTCTTTTGACCAAATACCGAATCTAACAACTCTTCATTAGATATAGGTGACATATTAGTTCTCCAACCTAATGTTTGTGCTAAATTTTTTAATAACTGTGATGGTATATCATTACCAGTATTATAATTAACCGAATTCATATACGCTAACGCGTCTATAAACGTTTTAGTTTCATCAAAACTTCGACCATAAATTTGTAATATTTTTTCAACTTTATGGTCATAAGTATCAAACTCATTAAAGGCTCCTGTTGTTAAAAACCTTGACACTAAATTAGTTTTATATCCATCAAAATTTGAACTAATTTCATTTAAAGTTTGTAGATAACTAGTAAAATTAGATGTTATGATATCAATATTCCATATACCATTTTTAGGCCAAGTAACTATCTTATTTTCAAAATAATAAGTACCATCTTCAGCAATTTGTGGAATAGTAAACGTCGCACTATATTTTGGTGATACATTTCTATTTAATAAGAAATTTTCAACTTCATCTAAATTTTCATTGAAGATTTTGTTAACTTCTCTATCGTTAGGTCTAATAATAAATGTCGTATCACTATTCGAGTTTCCTGAAAATGGGTTACCTTCAACAACAACCGACAGTGTACCAGTAACTAAAGATTGTGTTGGTGTTATTTTTTTTACCATATACCCATCACCGTTTATATATAATGAGTATTTAGCATATTCTAACGTCATGTCTCTAAGGTTAGAAACAGGTATTTCTCTTAATTTTAAATTTCTTGTTGAGTTAACTGTAAAATCAATTCCAAATGGATTTCTAATTCTCTCAACATCTAAGTTAAACGAGGTTATATTTTGTACAGTATCATAAATAATATTATCTGCAGTCAACCCTATTGTAAAATCAGGACCAAATGATACCGACTCAATACCCGCGGGATAATAATTAATGATTTTTTCAACTGACGCCGAAATCCTTTTAACCATTGACCCATATAACGTAAAATTAGTTATTTGAGATAAGTCAAAATTAGGGTAAACATTAAAATTATTTTTAAATAATGTTTTAGATTGACTAACACTTTCAATACCTAAATCACCTAAATTAATTGGATTAGAAAATACCCCTGTCGTATACGTTCTATTTGATTTTTCGGTAATAGACTCACTAAACTCAAAATTACCTTGAGTTAACCCACCACCTTGGACAAATTGAAGTCCTACTAAATCGTCGGAAAAAGTACCACCTCCTGTTGCACTTTGTGGTGGACAAGTATATTTTTTAATCGCCATTATTCTGTTATGTTTGTAAAGTTTTTACTGAAATCAATATTATCCCCTCTATCTTGTCTAACCTCATATAACAGATTGTTAAATTGGTCTCTAATTTCATAAAGGTTGTATTGTTTGTAAATGTTGTTGTCATTGTCGTATATTGTGTAAATACCGTCATCCAATGATTTAGTTTGATTACCATAAAGAGCAATAGCCAATGTTGAGATGTCATGTTCGGCTAACTCAATATCTAAAGTAATTGGATTAAAAAATGTATTAGTTATTATAATGTTCTGTTCAGGTGAACCAATAAATGGTACCGAATTCGGTTTATTTGTTGGTGCCGAAGATGGCGATAGTGTACAAAACATTAAGTTTGTATTACTATCAGTATATCTATACCTAATAGCCTTTTGTGATGTATTTGTTAAGTTTTGTACTACCGCTTCACAAAAAAATGATGAGGTAATTAATCTAAAGAAATTAGGTATTTTAGTACCGTCAGAATTTAAATCAATAATAATACCTTTAACGTTAGGTAATGCGGATAAAACACCACAATCTAAGATTGTTGTTCTAATTTGCGCTGGTCTGATATAAAGAGTATAGATACCAATTCTATTGAACACATCCGATGGTAAAGTTAAATTATATAACCCACCTAATATTTCAACATTAGGGTTGTTAACGTTATCTAAAGTATCCTCATTGTTAAAATAGGGTTTAAGTATTGATTGAGTATCCAATTTAGTTAACACAAAATTGTCTGTTTCATCCCTTGATGGAGTATAATTTAAAATTATTTCAACATCATCAGGTGAAACGTCAGCGGGTCTTATTGTACCATATGTTCCTGTAGCCATATTTAATTTATTTTTTTTTAATATTCAACAATATTGTAAAACTTGTAACCATATGTCATAAGTTCACCAATATTATCAATCTCATTTAATCTTAACATTCTTTCGTAAACACTAATTTTACCTCTATCAATAAATACATCAGTTCTCACTTCTGGTTCATCAATTACATTTAATAATACCTCATTTTTTGTTAACGCTGAACAAACCAACTGATTTGAGGTAATCCCTGAAGATTTTACAACAAAAATTGTAGTTTTATTAGGGTAATCATAGTAATCAATATCATTAATTGTATATGCAGTGTAAGCATTTGACGAACTAGGACCCCAAAATGTACCAATACTACCCGAAGTCCCTGTAACTTGTACACCTAATTTAAATTTACCCGCATACAAACCACTTGTTGGTCCATACACTTGTAACTCATTCATATTTGACGTAGTATACCCTGTGATAGTTATAGGTGTCGATGAAAAATCATACACATCCAAATCACACTCAGAATCACCACTAAAAATATAATCATAACTAATCGGTGTTGCCGACCAATTACCGCCCGCGGGTACAAAATATGCGGTACCTTTTGGATTGTCTATAGTGACACCTGAATATGGTACTGTAACATCTTTTTTAATTATGTTATTACCCCACGCACTCATACCTGACAAACTAATAGTATATACACCAGGTTGGACGTAAGTATGTGTATAAAAATTCGGAGAAAAATTCACAATAGTTTCAATTGCAGTATTGTCCCCCCAATCAACTTTATAATTGGAAAATTGTAAATACGCGTAATTCGCAACATCTGAAGTATTATAAAAATAGTATTGATATGGGTTAAGTGTTGTTGACGAAAAGATAAAATTAGTTAATACGTCTTTTTGTAATACCGCGCCATCAAACGGTGAATAATAACCAAGGTCAACACAAGTTTCTGTTAATAAGATTGGAATTGTTAAACCCGTCAACAGTGACGTACCATTAGTACCTCCTGATAAAACTTGGGTCATTGATGAATATACATATGTTTGACCTGTGTAATATTTTGTTACCGCACTTGTGTATATGTCACAACACACTTCCACTTGGAACTCGTCACTATACGATGCCCCTGTATAATCAACTAAAAAAATATCACCTCTAAGTACTCCAGGTGAAATCTTTATATTATATATGTTATCATCCATTATGGGTTAATATATTCATACATTTTTATTGGTGTACCCGCACCTATTCTATTACCTAAATAATCAAATATTTGATATGTTTTACTATCGTAATCTAACTTTACTTTATTGTAATAATACACTTCAGGTTCAAACACAAACGCGTTTGATAATGACGATTGTGGTGCGGTCATCATTCTAACCCATACACCCCGTTTCGCGTCAAAAAACTTAACTGTCATATAAAAAGTATCCAAATTAACAAATGTTCTAGATTTTAACCAATAATAAAAAAACCCTTCTCTAACACCTAAAGACCCAGGTTTAGTCAAATAATCTAAACTATATGACGGTTTATTAACTTTTACATTTTGTATGTATTGTGATAAATTAACGATGTCAAAATCACTTTTATTTGAAGGTAATATAACAGTAAAACTATTACTCTGTTGAACCGTGTTTGGACTATCATAGAAGTCCAATTTAAAAAAAGATTTGATAAATGGTTTTGCTCTACTATATAGTTCACCTACAGTAAACCCTTCAGAAACAAAACTAAGAGTCCAATCGTTTATGGTTGATGCCGTCACATTTGACGGTACACCTGAATAAAAATAAAAATCATACGCTAAAGAGGTTTGATTAAATTGACCATAAGGTGCGTGAGCAAACCTTATTATTTCAAAATCTTCAGGTACCCCCGTAGCGGCGGTAATCGCATCCTCTTGGAAGTCGTCAATAGAATCATCTCTACCCAAGAAATCCCATTTAATTTCTATAGGAATATTAATACTTTGATTAGTACCAGGTACTGTAAATTTATAACTATTATTCACAATTATCAGTTGTTGGGTCAGGAACCACGTTGTTGTTTATGTTATTTGTATTACTATAATTACTACCTTCACCAATTAATCTAAAAACAATTTCTCTATAAGGGTAATGTTTACCATTTAAAAATGGGTAATCAACACCAATACCTGACGAATCGACATAACCATAAGGATACAAATCTCTCCATATAAACGATTCTTCTTTATCAGAATAAAATGCGTAATCAGGAATTCCAACAACGTTTTGGTTTGAACCTTCTTCTAAATAATCAGAAAACATTCTAATTGTTATTGGATTATGTGGTTTATAGTAATACCCTTTAGTACTGTTACCAAACGACGCCGACGGTAACACCCCAATATTGAAATAATAAGGGTTAAATTTAAATTTATGATACATGTCGGAAATAACTCTTTCAACTTGTTCATAGTTATTCCATTCACAATAATCACCATCAATTGTATCTCCAACTTTAAGTGGTTTAATATATGTAAATGGTCTATTAGGTATACCCAAAGGTGTTGTATAAGTATCTAAAGGTAAACCAACGTCCGAATTACCATTAGTGTTATCCCACCAAGAACTTGGTGTTCCCGCACTAAAAACAGCGGGCGGTATATTAAAACCCCAACCTTTTTTAAGTCCATAATAACCACCACTTGGATTTGACACACCAAAAGTCCAACCCATATACCCTTTCCATATAATCGTATAAAACAATTCTGTAAGAGGTCTATAATGATTGTCTCTTAAACCCTTGATATCAATATCTTCATTAAAAGATAGGTTGTAAACCGTATTACCTTCTTTTACCGCAACTCTTGATTGTTTATTAGGTGAATACGCACCTTTTTGTCGTTTTTTTATTTTGTTAAATATTTGTTGTTCAAACCCCGATTTTGTTAAAACAGGATAATCCTCTTCAGTTATTATTTTATGTTTTCTAACATAATACTCGGAGGTTGTTTCATTTTCATTATCTATATTTATTATTCTTTTAAACGTACCTGTCGTACCGTCATTAAATGTTGTCCCTGTGTATCCAACATCATAAACATTAAAGATATATTCACCGCTATCATAATATTCGTCACCTAAAGAATAAACTTGAAACTTATCCTCACCATTGTATTTAAAACTTAATTTTACATATTCACCAACAGATAAACCATGAGGTGCGGGACATCTAAATGATATGACTAATTGACTTGTACTTGTCGTTCTTGAAATAACAAATGGTATACCATCTGAAACAGTCCAAGTTAAAACATTATTTGATTTACTATCAAACGCTGACATAAGTTGAGTTGTATTATTATCATAAGGATAACTCATATATACACCCCAATTATAAGTTGTCGCACTTCGATTTTCAAAATAAACATGATAATTGTTAGATGAATCAGGTGTTGTATACCCCGATATATTATTATCAGGTCTCATAAAATCAAACTCATAAAATTGGGGAAGTCCAGAATACGATGGCGCCACACCTGTTGTTTCTTTACACGCTAACGAAGCCACATCTTCAACATTTACAAAATATAATGAAGATGAAAATGGGTAATATTTTGTTTTCCCCAAATATTGATTCTCAAACAATAATGATAATTTACTAATTGGTCTAAAAACAGTACTTGATTGTCTTTCATCATCATATATTTGTTCTAATTGAATTGTAATTGTTCTATCAAATTCAATGTTTTCTTTGGCAGTTTGTACTAACGGTACTTGGAACAATAAGTTTGTGTTCGTTGCCGACTTATATCTTAAAGACCCTAAAACTACTCTATTTTCAATTCTACTACTCATTAATCAAATTTTTCAAAATCTAACCATTGTCTACCAAATTTATCAAAAGCCGAAGCTCCTTTCTTTAATCCAAAATAGAAATGAAATGGTGCACCCACTGTAATAACTCTATTTGGATAAGTGTTTTGATTCCAATCACTAATATTTGCCGATATTTTACCTGTACTATCTACTGAATAAATATAACCTTTAAAAAAGTCAGTCTGTGATTGGTTATTTGTCCTAAAATACCTACAACTAGATAATAACCTATCCATTGATTGGTATTTAAAACTTAAAAATTGTACCCCATTTAATTTATCGGCAAACCATTCGTTCTTCTGTGAACCAAAAATATTATTGTCATCTGACGACTCATTATCTTTAATTTCCCATTGATAAAACGGTACTTCTTGTGTTTTAACAGGTATATTACCAAACGCACAATCCGAAAGAGATACAGGTCCACCTCCAAAATATATTGTTCTTTTAGGTGAAATAAAATCTCTAAATTCAGTGTTAGAACTAAAAAATATTCCAAAAACATTATCTTTATCACCTAAATTTTGAACTATATCAGTATCTTTGTAAGTTGTCGGGTCAAATGCAACAACACCAAATTCACTATTTATTGAGTTCATTTGAGCATAATCACCATCAATCATATCATTTTTACGACTAAAGAAATTATTAACACTAACGGCAAATATATTTTGTAATAAACTCCTACCTGTTAATCTGTTCAACATAAATTGGTTCAACAATTCACTCACATCATTAAATGTTGTACTATTTAATTTATTTGCAACATAACCATCAAAATCGTCAGTCATTGACATTTCTTGAACAAAATAGTCTCTCGGCCCTAAATCCATAACCGTTGTTGGGTACATCAAATTCCTTGCATTACCTTCAGTTGATATACTTTTAACGCCTACAAATTTGTTAGTGTTAGAATATGCTGCCGACCTGTAATAAAAATTATTGACTGTTGTATCCCTATAGATTACGTTATCACAATAATCGTATACAGGGTTTAATTCTTTATCAAATGTTGTTTCATTTTTAAATGGAAAAGCAAATAACGTACCGTTAATCCAATTGTTAGTAAACGTATGTCCAAAAACATTTCTACACGCAGCAAAATTATAAATCAAACGAGCTCTCCATTCAACTAATAACTCAGTATCTTTAAGTATGGATAGTAAAGGTACTGTTACAAAAACATAACATCCATTTCTCATTATCAAGTCACCGTTAATGCCATTTTGCCAACATTTATCATTTTTTTGACGTATGTTAGTAACACCCTCATTGGTGTAATAACAAGAAAATGGTGCTAAATTATTACACGATAATGAGTCTAACACTGGGCTATTTTTAAACCCATCTTCAAATGACCCTGAATCAGAAACACCTGAATTATATGGTGGGTTAGCGTTTCCTCCCGCATCATCAATTAAATAAATTTCAAATCCTGGGTTAGCATGTAATGGTCTATAATAATCATTATTTGGGTCAGGTTTAAAATCAAATGTTGAGGTCGGTAATCTATCAGACCTCATAACTATATTTGGTGAAACATTTATTGAGTACCCAGCAGTATATCTTGGGCAATAATAACGTGTATTAGCACAAGCGGCGTCACCCTCCTTTTTACATTTACCGTTAGATGGGTCTAGGATAGTTACATAATAAATACTTAAAAAACTACCTCCTTCAATATTTTCATACTTATAATAACGTCTTTTATTTAATTCCAAAGAATATGGGGTTGGTGCATATGCTTTACAACCAGATTGTTCATACTCACTACTCCATTCAATTAAATATTGATTGTTGGGTCCTGAAGTTTGATTAGTATTGTAATTTGGATAACCAACTTTTAAACCAAGATTAAGTTCATTTTGGGTACCCGCAGCCCCATTGTTATCTGGATTATTATTATCAACTTTAGAGTAGTAGTTAGTTAATTGAGTTGTAAACCCTGACATATCACTAGGTAAAAATTGATATGATGGATAAAATAATTTATGACCTGAATACGTATCAGATGTTGTATTATTACCAATATGTTGAGTGTTACGTGGTCCTCCTTGAATTGGGATATTTAATTTATATTGACCTTCAACTATAACATTACCAAAACTGTTATATCCAAATATTTTACTCAAATCATATTCACAAGTAGTTCTAGTCGAATTTGGGTCAACACCTCTAACTAAAAACACTACATACTGTTTAGGGTTATTTTCAAATACAGCGGTTGGTTTATAATAATCTCTATCAACACATAAACAACTTCCTTTATACCGTTTAATCCTATTAATATAAAATGTATTTTCTAAATATCTTGACCTTAAAGAATTATCTAATTGTGTTGATGACTTTAAAATATAATCACTATATGTCATAGCGGTAATAACTTGAAAATACTCGACATCCATAGGAAACTGATGAAACATAGTACCATTAATTGATGTACCTGTTAAATTATATATTGTAGTATAGTTACCTCCTTGCCCAATACCATTAGGGTTTGCCCAAGTAACAGTAACAGGTGTTGTTGTCGCACTTTGTAGTAATGAAGTCCCTGTTATACTATTTAATCCAAAATCATTTGCCGTCGCACCTGTAAAATTAATGTCATTTGACATTGTTGAATCCTGAAACGTAACCATTTGTCCCTGAACAAAACTACTACCAACTCCGTCTTGTACAACGATAGCCAACACATTATCTAAGTGTGATGATGTACCTAATGGTAATGAGGTTAACGGTGTTGATGGGCTATTTAAATCTTTTGCGAATCTAACTTTAATTTGATTAGTACCTTTACCTCCATTTTGGAATAAAATTCCCGTATTATATGAAATATTTGGAACTGTCTGTTCAAAATATTTTGCTTTAACGTTGAATAGGTTTATTCTTTCAGGCAATGGTAAATCCGTACTAAATGCCCTCCAATTTCTAATTTCAACAGTAACTTCATCATCTTCTTCTTTTTCTTCAATAGTCGTATATGGCGTTATTTGATTACAAGTATTAGATTCATAATTAAAACTATTACATAAACAGGTTGTTCCAACACCAGGACCAATAGTACCCTGTGCAGGTATTCCAACGCCAGACATTAATTCGGTTATTGGTTGAGGATATGTACCACCACCAATTGAGTTAGGTTGATATAATCCACCATTAGTATATGGTGTTAATAACGCGGTTCCTTTATCGTTTTGAGGTATTTGATTATTAGTGGTACCTTCACCCGCAAATGAATCAACCGCAACCGCAATATTTTGTGGTGTCCCTTCAGCACAATTACATAACTCACAATCAGGGTAAGTGAAGTTAGGGATACTAAAGTTTTTAAAATATTTTTTAATTTTTTGTATTTTGATAACCGCAAGAGTACAAACACCTGCCAATGCAATATATGCAAGAGCTTCTAATATAAATATTGCCGCCAACCCAGGAGCACCTGGGGGAACAAAAGCACCATACGCAGACGCTCCTTTAAGATATGCCTGATATAAATAACTCGCACCTAAAGCTGCGATAAAAGGTTGTAAAATAACATTAACAATAAATGATAATATGTGAACTAGTACTATTATGACTGAAAGTACTATGTATAAAACTATCATAACAATCGTGAATAATATAAAAATTATATCAGTTCTTTTTTGTGCATCATTAGATGGGAATTTATTATTTTCACTTTCACATTGTTCATCAAGTATGTTTTTAATTGAAATATACTTACGTTTATTTAATCCATACCTATATTGAGTTATTAAATTTGAAATAGTATATATTTTATTGTATTGGAATTCATAAAATTTATCTTCACAATTTATTGCGGTTTCAATCATACTAAGTCCCACGGTAGTACCCGTATCGCCATAATCGTTCCAATCTAAACTAAACGCATATGATTTTCTTTCTGCGTTTTGGTCAGTTACATTACCTTCGTCATCATGACCATATTCTCTAACATTAGGTACTAAATAAACCGCTCGTTTAATTGGTGCGGATAAACCTGGAGGTTGGTTCCATTTTATTTTAAATCTATATTTACCCTTAGTTGGTATACCCTTAGTTGGGTCGGCTGAAATTATTTGCTCACCATATTCGTTAGTAATCACGTAGTCAAGGTTCATTGGTAAATCAATTAACCAAACACCGTCTTCATCAATAACCTGACCTCCGCCTTGTAAATTATATAATTCCAATATAGGTCTACCGTCTTCATCAAAATCAATTGTTTGTCTAATAGATAATATTTCGCCAGGACCTGCAGCTAATGAACATAATTCACCTAATTTTTTATTTGGTTTACAATTCTCTTTTATCGCTACTTCATCAATCGTTGAAATGATTGACCCCATGAATACAGCAGTGGGTTCAATAACTATATTAGCCTCTTCACTAATATCAAAGTCCGTTCTTGTAATACCAATACTACATAATTCGGTTTCCCCCCATAATGATACTACTTCAATATTTCTATTAAAAGAGATAATTTGAGGTAAAGTGTCAAGATTATTTGAAGATTTAAATTTATTTTTGTCAACCATGTCTTCAGTCGCAACACCCATTCTAATTAAATCATTAGGTGTTAATGAAAATTCACCAATATCGGATAAATCAATATCTACAAATATTGTTTGTTGTCCGATAGGAACCCCAAATATCATGTAATCACCACTTTCATTTGTTGTTGTGGTATATTTATAATATTTGTCATAAACCTCAATTAATATCGGGTCTTTAAGTACATCTTCTTTATCGAAAAAAGTACCTGTTGGGACATGGTTTAAGTGTTGTTGTTTGTAAGGTAATAAATTATATCTATAACCTTCATCATTAATATTAGCGATTGTTTTATATGGATATACCTCAGTAATTAAAGGGTTAAAAGAATCTTCATCACTCAATGGTACAAATACCGAAATTTTAACATTAGGTAATCCAAAACCGTTATTTACACTAACTCTACCAACTACTACTCCGTAGTCCGAACATTGTCTTGTATAAATTTGGTCTTGTAATATTTTTAACGATAATATTTCAAGATATTCAAACTCTTGGTCAATTGCTACAGTTATTGATTTGTCTATTCCAGGTGTTGTTCTTATTCTATAAGAATTTGACATAATAATCTTTTTAAATAAATAGTTTATATACTATTTTTAAAAATAGATGATTATGTTTAAAAATAAATTATCAACTGTAAGCAACAGTACTTAAATTTTTGACTCTAACGTTTATATCTTTATTAGGGTATCTAACTTGGTACGTTTGGTTAGGGTCGGCAAATATGGTATCATCAATTAATTTTATTTCTTTAGTTTCGCTATTAGCATATTCTTGCGATGTTTGTGATGAAGAATATTGTCCCCCAACTTTGTTAAATACTTTGATATCAGAAAGACTTATTATTCCATTTTCACTTTGGATTATCCTTCTTATTTCCGATATATTAATGTTTTGTCCCATCTGTCTATTACTAGGACTCATATAATCAGAAACCAAATTTACCACTTGTGCTATTACCGCACCTTGTGTTTGACTATTATCTAATACAACATCAATATTAAAACTTAAATCAATAACATTACCTGATTGTATTGAGATATAGTCATTAATCATTCTATAGTTAGAAAGAAAATTGGCAATATTACTTTTCAAAGTATTTGATACTATTTCTGTCAAACTTCCTGATTCATCGTATGCTAAAATTTGTATAATAATTTTGTTATTGTTTTCCGTAATCGCCACTTTAGCTGGTGCTCCGAATTGTGACGGCATTGTTCTGATTAATGAATCGTAATCATTAACAGTTACCGCTCTTTTTTGTGCCGAAAAATTAAACCCTACCAAATTTCTAACCTCTTCAACTGTTGGGTAATTAGCACCACCAATTGCCGCGGTTACGTTATTACAACTTAATGAATTAACGACGGTTGTATTTGTTGATTCTGATGGACCATTCACAAAGAAAGAAACCGTACCAATTTGAGTAATAACTCCAACACCAACGTTTGTTCCTGTACCACCACCAACTCTATATTGAATGAATAACGTTGAATTTCCTTTCAGTGTACTACCTAACGCAAAGTTGTTAGAATACTTATATAAATCCAATTTAAACCCGTTTTTAGCAAATTCTTTTAATTGTTCATCCGCTGATTGACTACCACCACCAAATGTTATTTTTAAGAACCCTTCAGGTGTAAATTCTGAAATAAATTTATTACTTGTTTGTATGTATTTACCAACTTTAATACCAGGTCTATCTGAAACTTTAGTTGGGTCTTCAATAAAAACTCTATCTTCGGCTAACGCACTAACTTCATACCATCTATTATCTAAACCTAAAAACTCTTGAGGTGTTGGGACATTACTATATTGTGTACCATCTTTTAATAATACACTTGTAACACCTAAGACATTTTTATCAGGTAAAAACATTTCAAAAAATGGTTTAACTTCATTTGGTGTCACAACTTTTTTAAAGACTTTTGTAAGACCATTAACAACGGTTTCTCGTTTAACAATAGTGTAATTTTCTAACTTGTTATCTGAATTAAAATTAGGTATCTTTAATCTATTAGGATAACCTTCGGAATTAGTAGGTGACGCA